TGACGCAAAAAGAATTAACCCTATAGACCGACAGCCTAGAAAAGCAGTTGGAGTATCTCTGCCATTTTCCGGCAAAGCAGTGTTTAATTCTACTTTTGAAACGAAAGAAGCTATAAAGTCTAATATTATAAATTACCTTTTAACCGGAAAAGGAGAAAGGTATATGAATCCAACGTTTGGATCAGGTATTAGAGATGAACTATTTACAAATGTTAATAGAGAGAATACAAGTTCTTTAGAGGTAAAAGTTGCTACTGAACTTAGAAACTATTTCCCTAATCTTGCTATAGTGCAACTAAGTATAACTCCATCACCCGATAGTAATATGATATCACTAAGTATTAACTTTAAAGTCAAAGAAACTCAGGTAGAAGATGAAGTAACAATAAATTTTGAATAACAATGGCAAAAGACATTAACATTAAATATACGGATAAGGACTTTTCTTCAATGAAAGGTCAACTTGTAGAGTTAGCTAAGAACTACTTTCCTGATTCGTATAACGACTTTTCACCTACATCACCTGGGATGATGTTTATTGAAATGGCAGCTTATGTAGGAGATATATTATCTTTTTACCAAGACAGCCAGATTCAAGAAACATTCCTACAGTATGCTCAAGATCCAGGTAACCTTCATTCAATGGCTTATATGATGGGGTATAAACCAAGAGTAAGTACTTCATCAACTGTAGATATAGACATATCTCAAATTATAGCAGCTTCTGGATCTACATACGAACCAGATTATAGTCAAGCATTTAATTTTGAAGCAGATCCAAGCAAAGGTTCTATCATAATAGTAAGCGCAGGGGAGCAAGATTTCTTTATAGATACACCAGTTGATTTTACTTTTTCGAGTTCTTATGATCCAACTGAAGTGAGTATATACTCGGTTGACAGTAATGATGAACCAGCAGAATTTCAACTAAAAAAAACAGTAAAAGCTAAATCAGGAAAACTCATTACCCGTAGTGAAACAGTTGGAACAGCTTCCAAGTTTTTTACTGTAGAAATAAACGACACAGATATAATAGGTATATATGATATAGTAGATAGTGAAGGCAATAGATGGACAGAAGTACCGTACTTAGGCCAGGATTTAGTTCTTTCAGAAGCTTTAAATGTTGGAAACAATCAACAAGATGTTCCATACATGTTATCAAGTGAAATTATACCTAATAGATTCGTAACAAGATTTACATCTACCGGACAATTAAATATACAGTTTGGAGCAGGAATGTCTTCGTCAACCGGAACAGCTTTTGTTCCTAATCCTACTCATGTAGGTGCTGGTACTAACCAAGGTATAAGGAGAACAGATTACGCTTATGACCCTTCCAACTTTTTATTTACAGATGCATACGGTAATACACCCTCTAATACTACTTTAACTATAAGGTACATAATCGGAGGAGGAATTGAATCTAATATAGAAGCAAACACAATTACCGGAGCTACATATACAGCTAACGCTTCTGACGATACTTACAGAAGCTCTATTGAGTTTACTAATCAAACCCCAGCAACAGGAGGTAAAGATCGCGATTCAGCAGAAGAAATTAGACAAAACTCTCTTAGAGCATTCCAAGAACAAGGTAGAATAGTCACAAGAGAAGATTATGCTTTTAGAGCTTTAACACTACCCGTAAGGTTTGGTTCTATAGCTAAAGCATTTGTTACTACAGATGCAGAAATTCCATCAGCTACTACTAATATATACAATCCACTAGGAGTATGTATATACGTGTTAGCCTATGATGGAGATAAGAAACTTACAATACCGACATTTGAGCTTAAACAAAATCTAAAAACCTATATATCTCAATTTAAACCTCTGACTGATGGGTGTACAATTAAGGATGGATACGTAGTAAATATTGGTGTAAAATTTGACATTGTAACATTACCAAGTTACAGTTCAAGGGATGTTTTAATTAGATGTAATCAAGCATTAACACAGCATTTTAATATTGATAACTGGTCTATTAACCAACCTATTAACCTATCATCGATTTATACATTATTGGATCAAGTGAAAGGAGTTCAGACAGTACAGGATGTAAAAGTAAACACTAAAGTAGGAGGTACCTACAGTAAATATGATTATGATATAGAAGGAGCAACTAAGAATAATATAGTTTACCCTTCACTAGATCCAATGATATTTGAAATAAAATATCCTGCCAGTGATATACAAGGTAGAATAACAACATTATAAGATGGCGATATATAAACTATTTAGTACGAAAGATACCTTTATCTACACCGAGAAGCAATTAGCTAACTTAGGTAGAGATGAACTGCTAGAAGTAGGCGGGTACCATAATTCTGGAGGAGGTCAAACTTTGAGAACATTAATCAAGTTTGATACAGCAGAAATACAAGACATTATTGATAATAAGGCAAACGGAGGAAACGTACAAACTAATTTGCATATGTATTTAAACTATGCTAACGAACTTCCTATAGACTTTAGTGTTAATTGTTACCCGATAGCAGAAGATTGGGACGAAGGATCTGGTAAATTTGGAGATACACCAACTAACAGAACAGGAGCTAGTTGGAATTATAAAAACGCAGGAGCAGCAAATCATTGGCCTACTGGTAGTTTTTCGACATATGTTACAGCATCATTTGAAAGCACTGTTCTAGGTGGAGGTACATGGTATACCGGTTCTATAGATAGCTCATTAGAAGCTGTACAGTCTTTTAATAAAACTTCTGATCTTGACTTAGACATAGATATTACCAGTGGAGTACTAATGCATTACAGTGAGAGCTTAGATAATAATGGCTTCATATTAAAACTACCAGACAACTTAGAAAATAACCTATCAGCTTCTATAAGATTAAAGTACTATGGTAATGATACTAATACAATCTACCCTCCTAGTCTAGATATAAAATGGGATGATTACACCCACTCATCTACTCTTTCAGAGATAAATGATCCAGAGGTTGTAGTAAGTATTAGAAACAACAAAGGTAAGTACACAGACGAAGGTAAACAAAGATTTAGAGTTCACGCTAGACCTAAATACCCAGCTAGAACATTTACAACATCTTCTGCCTATACAGTTAATTACACACTACCTACTGCTTCTTATTGGGGATTAAAAGATGAGAACACAGAAGAAATGGTATTTGACTATGATAATACATTCACAAAAATAAGTGCAGATAATACTTCTAACTATTTCGACATTTACATGGACGGTATACAGCCAGAAAGGTACTATAGATTACTTATTAAAACAGAAATAGACGGAACTACAACAATTATAGATAATGATCAAGTATTTAAGGTAGTAAGAAATGGGTAAAAAAGTAGAAATACAAAAAACTGTTTTTAATCGGAAATCTTTTCAAGAGGTAATCGACAGAGATTTTAAGTTTTTTAAAGAACTTGAACCTGTTGTAGATCCTGATACTATAGAAGAGTTATTTAGATTATATGATAAGTTGTACATTACTATTCCTATAGAAGGTGAAGGTAATACTCATCAATATTTAGTAGAAAGAAGTTCTGAACTATATAAAATAGATGCACAATTAGACAACATACAGCCATTATTAGATGAAATAGCTTCTTTAAGAGTGCAGCTTTTAGACGATAAAAGACGAATACTTGAACTAGAAACATCTCTAGCAGGAGGAGGTCAACTTGACTTTGATTCTGCAGAACAAATGGAACTATTAAAATCACAACTCGGAGTCGCTAACTCTACTATAGCAACCCTAGAACAAGCTAACGCATTATCTAATCAAGCAACAGAACAAGCAACTGCTGCAGCTAACGCTGCTGCGGAAGCCGCTGCTGCTGCTGCACAAACAGCATCTGAAAGCGCTCAATCTACACAAGCTACTACACAAGCAGTAGCCGAGATAAAAGAGATGCTTAATAAAAAAGGATCTTCATTAAGGTCTGCACGTAAAGCTCTTGAAAAACCACAAAATGCATGGAATGCAGTAAGAGGTTTTCAAATGTACGGTAGAAGAGTAGTAAGAAACCTCTGGTGGCTATACTCAGATACTAAAGAAGATAGTAGACGCTACTCAGAAAGATTTAACAGAAGACAGCCTACAAAGTACAATTACTTAATACCTAAAACTAAAGACCACTTAGGAGACTTAACCTTAGATTTTTTAGTATCAGAATTAAAACAAGCAGGTTTTAAAGCACAAGAGATAGTAGATGGGTGTCAAG